CACCGTTCTTCCCACCATACTTCCCACCATTCTTCCCACCACACTTCCCACCGTTTTTCCCACCATCATTTGGTGGCTGCTCAAGCTGCTACGCCTACTACGGCGCAGGATGGTCTGGAGTACGAGGCAATGGCTGCTCGTGTGAATTCTAGTATTGACAAAGATATAAACTGTATAGTAAAATATACTATATAATAATTAAGGAGATTAAATGACTGTACATAAATACGCTTTGTTAGTTGAAACTGATATTAATAAGCATGAAGTTTTTCATATTGCTAGGATTTCAGATGACAACCCGCAAGATTTAGAAAGAGTTAGCAGGATGGACAATGTAATTGCTTCTGGTGATGCTATTTCTGGTCAAGCAGCAAATGAAAAACCTGGACTATTGATGGGTAGCACATGGGATGGATTAAATTTTATACTGCCAGATCCTATCCCAGAGTATGCTATAGGAACTGAAAGTGAGTCTGGAGTTAAGTATTCTTCTCCAGATGGAAACGATGTTCTTTCGGGTTATGTATTTTTAAGTAATAGCAAAGTATTTTATATGCTGGCGGCAGCTAAAGGCAGTCATTTGGATCAAAAATTTGAAGCCGCATTTTCTGGTAACGTAAGTTTAAAAAAGATAGACGAAGACGCACTTGTAACAGTTGGTTATATTTGGGACGGCACAACATTTAACTTTCCAGAATAATGTCTAAGTGGGAAGATTGGAAAAAATCTTTAGGCGATTCTCGTCCATGGCATATTTTAGACCCAAATAGGCATGTTTCAGATAGTAAAATTTCTGAAAATAGGCTAAAGATCTGTGCAGATTGTGAATTTTATTTAAAAACTAAACAGTGTTCAAAATGTGGTTGTATAATGCCAGCCAAAGTTCAGCTTGCCGAAGCTGAATGTCCTGTAGGAAAATGGGGAAAAGAAAATTTACAATAAAGAAGAGCTGTTCCCAGGACTTTGGGTTTACAGAAATGTAATTACTCCAGAAATGGATATAATTAATAGACTTGAAGGCGCCATCCTTGATTCTAAAGGTATGCACACATGGAAAGAAGCAACAGTAGGTTATAGAGAAAAAATGCCTGACTACAGAGATTGTGTAGATTTTAAATGGAAAAAATTTGAAAATGTTCCTTCTAATAAATATGATAAGCAGGTAGACGCAGTTTGGCAAGATGTCTATGACGCACAGGCTATTGCATTAAATGATTACTCTTCTTTTTATAATATTGAATTAAAATATTGGGAAGCTATGAATTTTATTAAGTATGGAGAAGGTCAACATTTTTCTTACCACTCAGATCATGGATGGTCATACATATCAACAGTATCAATGGTTGCATATATTAATGATGACTATGAGGAGGGTGGCCTAAGATTTGATAAGCTTGATTTAACAATTAAGCCAAAAGCAGGAGATCTTTACATATTCCCGTCTACATATTTATTTTCACATGCAGCTCTTCCAGTAAAATCTGGATTAAAATATTCAATTGTTACAATGACAGACTATAATGATGCAACGCATACAGAATCTTTTTACAGACAATTTATGTCGGACAAATCAATGAAAGATGGGTACTAATGAACTTTGATGTATACAAAGTTCATCCAAGTCAATCAGCAAACATTCAGCCTTTGGGTGTAAAAAGAGAATGGATGGATGAAACTTCTGATAAGCATGCTTATCATTGTTTCCCCGTAAGTCTTTCAAATACATTAGGCTGGGGTATTTCTTTTCCAGTAGACATTGAATTTATTTGGGATGGAATATCAGATTCAAGAGATATACATGTTAAGGTTTTAAAAGGACACGATTATGTTTCAACAGCAAGGGCAAATGCAACAATTAGCTTTAATACAAACTTAGTTATAAAAACGGAAGAAGATGTAAGTATGTTGGCAATGCCAACACCAAATTGGCCAATAGATGGAGTCTGGCCGTTTACAACATTAATAAGCACTTCATTTTTTAAAGGCACATTTCCAATTGCATGGAGAATAACAAAAGCCAATGAAGTTATTACTATTCCAGCAAATACTCCAGTTGCATCAATTATTCCTATATCTTTATCTAACTTAAATAATTCAGTAGCAACAATAAAAAGCTATAAAGATTTACCAGTAAATTTTTTTCCAAAAGAAGATTATGGTCAAATTGTTAGTGATATTAATAAGTCTGGAAAATGGACTGATTTTTATAGAAATGCGGTAGATCACAAAAACAATAAAATAGGATCCCATGAAGTTAAGTCTTTAAGATTAAAAAATGATGAAACTGCTTTGAGTGGACCAGAAGGCTGTGGAATACCCCAATGAACAAAATAATATTTCATTCAAACAAGCATTACAATGATGTCGAAACCGCTCCCTGCCCAGCTGCAAAAGTTATGCCTAAATGGTGGCAAGATGCTGACATATACATAAAAGATTTTTATGGAAATCCAGTTTCTAATGCAAATAAAGACGGTGGCAAGATGCTAAACTTTAAAGCATGTCCAGCTATGCTAGATACATTTACATCTGGATATACACTTGTAACCCCATGTGATATAGAGTTTTATGAAAAAAATAATAGGATCAAAGCAAAAGTTCCTTTAAAATTTGATGATTTTGTAGGAGAAAGACCAGAGTCTACTGGATTTCAAGTTCCTCCTGGTTATGAAAAAAATCATTTTCACTGGTATGCTAACTGGGCTCCTCAGCTTCCAGAAGGATACAGCTCCCTGTACGTACAACCAATAAACCACTTTGACTTACCTTGGCTTACAGTCGGTGGTATAATAGATAGTGATAAGGTTACAACATCTGGGTTGATACCATTTTTTATACAAAACGGATTTACTGGGATTGTACCTGCAGGAACCCCATATTTGCAAATAATACCATTTAAAAGGGAAGACTGGGAATCAGATTTTATATTCCATAAACCAATTGATATTATGCACAAAGCAATGGAAACATCAGAAATTTTTAGAACACCAGAAGGTGGAGTCTATAAAAAAAGATTTTGGACAAGAAGGAAGTATAAATAAAATGGAAAAAGGATTAAATACTAATAACACTCATGACTACAGATCTTTAGGGTCTATCACTCCTTCTGGATTTTTTGGAACGGGCCCAGAAAATATTGTAGAGCTAAAAAACTTTTTAACAGACGAAGAAAGAACAAGACTTACCAACTTTGCAAAAACCAATAAAACATGGGACGTTACTGATTCCCACGTAAATGAGAATGGCACAGTAATTTATGATGCAAATGCGTGGTTTGATAGAGTTTGCACACGTAGATCCATGGAGATTTCTGCAGACCCAGATATCGTATATGTTGTTGATAATCTTATATCCAGGTTGCAAGTAGAGGTAGAAAAGTTTTTTAATGTAAAAGTTCAAGCTACAGGACCAGCAATTGTTAGATGGCCAGTGGGATCAAGACAAGATCCTCATGCAGATAAAGAGCTTCATGAAGGGCCAGACGCAGGTACACCTAATGATTTTCCTCATTACGATATAGCTTCTTTATTTTATTTTAATGACGACTATGAAGGTGGAGAGCTATTCTTTCCAACTCAAGGCATAGAGTTTAAACCAGTTGGAGGATCAGCATATTTTTTCCCAGGCGATAAAGGTTATATCCATGGAGTTAGACCTATTATTTCTGGAGGAAGATATACATCACCATTCTTTTGGCAAATATTAGAACATACTGGAGATAAAAAACCATGACATTAGAGTACACAGAAATTTATCCAAAGATCTTTGTTTTTAAAAATCCTTGGAAAGACATTGATTTGCTTATAGAAACAATAAAGAAGTCCGACGAAGAGCCAGAAGGATCCGCCCTGCATTGGAAAGGCTGGTACACATTTGGCAAAGAGGCAGATCAGTTTGACCACTCAGTACCAGAATCAGATAAAAAACAGGTTGAGCTAAATATATGGAATGAAATTATTGAAGTGTTTCATGAAACAACATCTCACTATTCAAATAAATTTAATATACCAATTGATAAAGATGCAAAAGTTTTTAATAAAGATTCTGGCACTGAAGATTTTATGTGGAAAATGATGGGCCCATCTATATGCAAGTATGATGTTGAAGCAGGAATAGACGGCGAAGATTTAGCAATGCATGTTCATACAGATTATCAAAGAGAATATCATGATTTTAGAGGCTATAAATTTACCTTTACTTGCACAATGTATTTAAACGATGATTACGAAGGTGGCGGAGTAGAATATTTAGTTGACGGTAAGTCTCTTTATTACAAACCAGAAAAAGGAGATGTTCTAATCTTCCCAGCAGGAGATCCTGATTTTCTTTCTGATCAAGGCGAGTACTACATGCATGGTGTAAGAAAAGTAAAAGTCAATCCAAAATATTTTATTAGAAATCATTGGGTTAGATTTTATCCTGGATCTAAAGAATGGTTAGAAAATGAACAGTTGTATGGTCAAGAAATTTGGAAAGAAATGGAAATTGCCAGAACAAAAAAGGAAAGAACAGAAGGCAAGTATCAAAGTATAGATTATAATGAAGTAAAAAAGCTAGAAAGGATAAATCTAAATGACATTTAATCTAGAAAATCAAAATAGAGTAAAAGAAGATATTGTTTTTTTTGAAAACTTTCTTAGTCCAGAAGACTGCCAAGCCGTTATAAAATATTGGGAGCACTCTGTAGAAAAAGGAACACTACCTTGGGCTCCGATATCATTTTATGATTCATTTGCATCTAACTTGCCAGATGATGAAGACAAAGAAAAATTTGGTCTGCCATCTGATTTTTTTACTAAACTTCAAGATAAAATACAAGAGGCTACGGAAATATGTAGGGGCGATAAGGTTAAGCTAGTTAGCTATCATGCACAAAAGTGGGTAGAGGGTGCATATGCTGGTTATCACTCAGACAACACACCAATAGACTCAGCAGAATACAATTCTTTTGAAAGAAGCAAGTGGGCGGCCTTTCTTTATTTAAATGATGATTTTGAAGGAGGCGCTTTAAATTTTAGAGATCAGGATGTTTTAATCCAGCCAAAAGTCGGAATGCTTGCAGCCTTTAACGGAGGGCATCACAATATACACGAAGTCCAAATGATTACCAAAGGAACAAGATTCACAATAGGATCATTTTGGGATAACGAAGAGGCTGTATATAGTGAAGAAAAGCAGGCTCTTTGGGAAACCGATATTGCAGAACAAAGACAAAGACAAGCAGAGGATGCAGAGTTGTGGAAAGTTCTTAAATCAAAAGGCGAAAGACTAAAGCCTGGTCCAGATCAAACTGCTAAAAAAGATGTAGCTCTGGAGATAAAATGACAAAAACTACTGTATTAGAAAACGGAATGATTAGAGAAGAACTTCACCCACAAGTTTATTATTATAGAAATGCTATACCTAATGTAAAAGAATGGCTAGATCTTGTAAATGATTCTGAAAATAATCCTGATATATACCCTGTATTAACACCGTGGAATCAGTGGGATGTAGACGAAAACAGATCTATGGGGCACCCATATGTTTATGGATATAAAAAATTATGTTTATTAAATAATGTATATAACATAGATAAAGACGTTTCTGAAGAAACAAAAGAAATGTTTATTAAAATAAGAGACCCATTATTTAATGCCATAAGATATGTATGTGAAGATTATAAAAAAGAACAAGGCATAGATAAAGACCTTACCCTACTAGAACAGTTTGGTGTTCATAGATATAGGGCTGGCAACTATATGGGAGTTCATCACGACTCTCAAGAAGGTGACACAAGGCTTCTTTATTCTTTAGTCGTTTGGCCAAATGATGACTATGAAGGCGGAGAGCTTTCTTTTTCTATAAAAGAAGGAGTTTTGACTGCCACAGAACTTTCTTTGCAGGGTGACCTTATGCATCCTGCTAATGAGGGATTGTACGACTTCTATATTAAACCAGAAGCTGGTAGCATAGTTATATTCCCATCACCCTCACCATTTAGTCATACAGCGCATGAAGTAAAATCAGGATGGAAATACATGCTTCCGATGTTTTGGATAGATCCAACTGGAGAAGATGTTTTGTTTAAGCAAGATCCCAATTGGGAGCCAGAGTTTGTTTACCCAGATAAAGAAGATTTATTTAAGTAACAATATCTGGTACAATTATTACAAAAGTTATAAATAGGAGGAAGTATGAAAAGCGAAGAATTATTTGATAAGGTGTATTACTACACTGATGTTATAAAAGACCCTAAAAAGCTTGTTGATCTAATTGAATCAACAGAGTCTGATAAATACTCAAGCTTTATTACCCCTTGGGAAGAGTGGGGTGCATGTAGTGGACAAATGTACATTTATGGATCACACAAAAGAATTAAATGTTTATCTTCTGAAGAAATAGAGAAAAATATATCTGAAGATGTTATAGATGACTGCAATTATATTTTTAATGAGATATTTGATGGCATGAAAAATGTCTGTGAAGATTATGCTTCAAATATTGGTGATGAGTCTGAAATAGTTTTAATGACAGATACAGCAATTAAAAAATACATGACTGGAACTTTTATGGGGTCACATTTTGATCAGCAAGAGGGAGACAGAAGACTTAGGTATTCTATGGTAATGTATCTGAATGATGACTATGAAGGTGGAGAAATATCTTTTAACGTAAAAGATGGAGTACTAACTTCCACAGATGATGCTGCTTCAGAAGACTTTGATAGCCCGCTTAATCACGATAGAATTATGTTTCACGTTAAGCCAAAGGCTGGGAGCGTAATCATTTTCCCTTCAACTGATCCATACAGTCATACTGCACACCTAATAAAAGGTGGATCTAAATACATGGTTCCATCGTTTTGGCTTAATACTGGTAAATTCGTAGATGGCGTTTTTATTCCAAACTAGAAAGAGTTAATTATGGCAATGTACGTTTTTCAAGAAATTGCACCAAAGACATTTTATTTTACTTATTGTCTTCAAGAAATCGGTAACTACATAGGCTTCCTTGAGGAAAGTGAAAAAAATCCAACTAGCTTAATTAGCAAGTGGCACGATACAGAATATGGTTATGAAAAAAGAATATCTTCTGACTTTTCAAATGAAACAGAAACAGTAGACACTCGTAGTCTTTTTATAATTAATAATCTAAAAGCCACATTTCATCATTGCTTTAGTCAATATAGGCTGTTTAACAATATAGAAGAGGAAGTCAATTTAAGCACCAAGTACTTTGTAAGAAAGCATAATGAGGGGCAAGTAAAGAACAATTGCGGGGCAAACGGAAAGTATACTGCTAGAATGTACATTAATGATTCTTTTTCAGATGGAGAGATTTTAATACCTGGAAAGCCTAAGTTTAAGCCAGAAGCGGGCAGCATAATTATAGCCCCATCCGAAATGCAGGTATCTGCAGATCCAGCTTATGGTAATTCTAGATACATTGCAATAGGTCATTGGGTTTAATCAACACCCTCTGATATAATTAAAATATGTCCTACTACCTTGATGTAATAAAAGATTCACCTATTGGCTTCTGGAAACTAGACGAGCCATCTGGTTCTATTGCATATGATATTTCTGGATGTGGAAATCATGGATCTTATATTGGACAGATAGTTAAACTGGGAATGCCAATTGTTACTGGCGGGGATCACTCTAATAAAATTGATAGCTCTAATTATATACAGTTCACAATTTCAAAGGATTTTTCTGGAACAACTGGCACTGGAGGGTTTGCAACATCAGATACGTATGATAACGGATTTTCTCTTGAAGCATGGATGCACCCAAAAACCTTAACATCTCTCACTCCAATCTTAGCAGATTCTGCTGGGATTGGATTGTATTGGGACAATGGCAATATTGTATTTAAATTAGAATCTGAGCGTATTGATTATTCTGTACAAAACCCAAACAGGGTCCTGCATCTTGTTGGAATATACTCAATAGGATCAATGAGTCTTTATGTAGACGGAGTGCTAGTAAAAACAAAATTATTGTCTAGCAAATTTACAAATACAAGCGTAACACTTGTATCTGGACCAGCATCTGTAGGAGAATATTTTTTAATTGACAGCCCAGCCGTTTACAGGTACCCTTTGTCTAGCGAAGTAATACAATCTCATTATAAACATTTATTTTTAAACAATGATGAACAAATTTCTATTCCAGATTTTGGTCAGTTATTTTTAGTTTCAGACAGATATTATCAACCACAAACACAGTATTCTTATCCAGAAATGGAAAGTTGGAAATCTTTATCCTATGACAACGATAATGTTTCTTGGAATCAAAAAGATAATAGCGTATATTTGAGCTCTGGCACATACGGAGAAATTATAGAAGACTTAGTCTTAGATATTACAGAGCCATATATATCTTCAAAAATAGAGTGGGTTGCAACAACTGGAGTTTCTATTTATGTTTCAGATACATCATCCTCTGGTCCATGGGCGGTTTGCACCAATGGGTCTTCTATTCCAGGATTTACGCAAGGATCTAGTTTTTCTTCAAAAAAAGTTTTGTATTTTAAAATACAGTTTTCTTCTTCAAATTTTAATGTTTATACCCCAGAACTTTATTCTTTAAAAATTTCTTTTTACACTGAAAAAAAATTATACGCACATAATGGCGGAAACACAATATCAGTATCACAGCCAACAGCTGGATCAACTTGGGATATTGACCTATCAAGAAATAATTATCCAGTAAGGTCTAGAAATTATCACAATGGCGTAAGGCCAAAATCATCAGCCTTTTTTGTTAAACTAGTAGAGTCAGCAAAAAGCTTAGAGATGATCTTTACTCCCAAATCATTATCTAGCGGACATCTTGTTTTTAATAAAACTGACTTGGTAGAGACAGCGCTTTCCTGGGCCGCAGGTGGTTTAATTTCTAAATCAAATATTAGTGATATTTATATAAATGGCCAAAATGCTTCTTCTGCAACAAACATATCCTCTTACCTTTATATTGACGAGCCAAACTATATATTTATAACATTCACATCCTTGGTTTCAGGAGAGCTTTGGCTTAATGGAAAACAAATACTAGGGGTCAGGTCTGGGGTTTTAGATGATAATCTTTATCAAAACATAGCCTTATATTCAAGTAGCACAATAAGCCCGACAGAGCATTATAACCTTTATATTGGAAAGCCCGCATCAACAGCTGCTGATTCGTCATTATTGATAACAGAAGAAGCCGTATCAACGTACTCCAGAGACAGGGTTGTGTTCCAGATTATATAATTTTGTCAGGTTGAGTGACAAAAAGCTGGACTTATGGATATAAGAATGGTAAAATAATTAACTATGGACATAAAAAGAATTAATGCTCAAATGAAATCTGGCGAGACCAGATTGGGAGTCTATGTCTGGGAGATGCCTGACGGAAGATGGATCGGCGATGAAGACAATAGTTTCTTATCAATAGCATCAATGTTTGGCAATAAAGAAAGAATAGAGTTGTTAGCAAAAGCAGTTGCCCACTATGGAATTGAAGAAGGCCAGCCTAAGTTTATTGAGGGCAGCCGACAAATTGATGACGAAGAATTTGAATATCAGAAACAAAGATTAAGGTGGGGTCTTACCCCAGATCCGTTGGACATAGGAGTTCATAAGGAAGAAATGGCTAAGCTTAGGGGTCCTCAAAAATGATTGAATCTAAAGACGAAATGTTTAGCGAAAATATTGACATTTCAAATGCAGCAGACTGGGTTAGATTTAATAATCCAACTACACAAAAATCAGACGACCTATTTGATATAGATTTAGAAGATATACTAAAGCTTTCTGGTCTAGGTGCGTCATTTAGAAGAAAAGTTTCTAGAGATATTCAAAAAGCATTTGTTGGTAAGGATGGTTCAGAAAGCCAGCAGCTTCAAGTTCAGCAAGCTGTTAGTGGCTACGCTACGTTTGATCTAGTTCAGCCAGAGTATAATTTAGATTATCTTTCAACAATTTATGAAATTTCTCCATACAATTATGCAGCAATAAATGCAAAGGTTGCAAATATAGTTGGTCTTGGATTTGATTTTATAGAATCAAAAAAAACAACAGGTGCCTTGGACGAGATTCAAGATGAAAAACAATTAGATCGTGCCCGAAAGAAGCTAAATAGAATTAAGCAAGACCTACATGCTTGGCTTGAAGATTGTAATGAGGATGAAACTTTTAAAGAAACACTTATTAAGTTCTATACTGATTATGAGGCTACTGGTAATGGGTATCTGGAGGTCGGTAGAACGACTACTGGCAAGATAGGGTACATCGGGCATATACCTTCAAAGACAATGCGTGTAAGACGCTTCAGAGACGGTTTTATTCAACTTCTGTATGGCAAAGCAGTGTTCTTTAGAAACTTTGGAGATACTAAAACTATTAACCCAATTGCTGGGCAAGAAGACAGACCTAATGAAATAATTCATTTAAAGAAGTATACTCCAAAGAATAATTACTATGGCATTCCAGATATTATTGCTGCACAAAACGCAATGGCTGGAAATGAATTTGCTGGTAAGTACAACTTAGATTACTTTGAAAACAAGGCGGTACCAAGATATATTATTACAGTAAAAGGAGCAAAGCTTTCAGCGGAGTCAGAAAGAAAATTGCTTGAATTTTTTCAGGTCGGTCTAAAAGGAAAGAACCACAGATCCCTGTATATTCCACTTCCACCAGACTCATCAGATTCAAAAACTGAATTTAAAATGGAGCCAATTGAAGCTGGGGCGCAGGAAGGCTCATTTGAAAAATATAGAAGTTCAAATAGAGATGAAATATTAATGGCTCACAGAGTCCCAATTAATAAAATTGGCACACCATCAGGAATTAATTTAGCTGCCGCTAGAGACGCAGATAAGACATTTAAAGAGCAGGTTTGCAGACCAGCACAGGAAAACCTAGAAAAGAAATTAAATAAAATAATCCAGGAAATGACTGATGCCCTAGAACTTAAATTTAATGAATTAAGTTTAACTGATGCGGACACACAGTCTAAAATAGATGAAAGATATCTTAGATTCCAGGTAATAACTCCAAATGAAATTAGAGTTAGAATGGGCATGGTCCCAAGAGAAGGCGGGGACGTACCAGTCGATCTTGCAGCCCAAGCCGCAGAAATTAAAGCCCAAGCAACCCAAAGCAGAGCCCGTGATCAAGAAAGATCCGCTAATTCTCCAGATAAATCTGGGGAGGGCAGAAATGCAAAGGGAGATGGAAGACAAGTCAACTAGTTCTACTCAACTACTTATTTGCCTTTTGATACAACAATCTCTATAATATATAACATATGATTATCGAAAAGTCACATTGGTCTTCTAATGGAAATGCTATTAATTTAGCTGTTCCCTTTACAAAGGTCAATAGAGAAAAAAGAACAGTCTCAGGTTTTGCAACATTAGACAACCTGGATCAGACTGGTGACGTCGTTACACAAGAAGCAAGCATGAAAGCGTTTGAAGGTTTCAGAGGAAACCTAAGAGAAATGCATCAGCCACTTGCAGTTGGCAAGGTTGCTTCATTTAGACCAGAGACTTTTTACGACCCAATAACAAAAGAATTTTACAACGGAGTTTACGTTGATGCATACATTTCAAAAGGCGCTCAGGATACATGGGAGAAAGTTCTAGACGGAACTCTCACTGGTTTTTCAATTGGCGGAAAGATTCTTGAATCAGATAACGAAGTAAACAAATCAACAGGAGCATCAGTAAGATTTATTAAAGATTATGCACTAGTTGAACTATCAATCGTTGATTCACCAGCAAACGAACTATGTAACATTTTTTCTATTGAAAAAGTAAACGGACAAATGATTTTTAAAGGCATCGCAGCAGATGTTAAAATGGAAAATATTTTTTATTGTGCAGACAGCGACTCTGTATTTATGTCAACAGAGTCAGAATACTTGTCTCCAGTTACTGGAAAAAAGACAGAGCTCATTGGATGGGTAGAGTCAAACGACGTAAACAAAGGAAAAGAAATAGAAAAGATTCTTGATTCACGTAGATCAAGATTGCAAACATTGCCTGAAACACAAAATATAAATACGGCAATTGCAGAAGGAGGAAATGAAGTGGAAAAGCTTAATGTAACAGAAGCAACTCCAGTAGTAGAAGAAGCAGTTGTAGAAACACCTGCAGAAATTATTGAAGAAGTTGCCCCAGTAGAACAAGATTCTGCTGAAATTGTAGCTGAAGTAACTTCTGCCGAAGTTCTGGAAAAATCAGCAGAACTAACAGCTCAGGAATCACCTGACTTTGTTAAAATGCTAGGCGACCTTAAGGGTTTCTTCTCAGAGACTTTGGAAAAGGCCTCTGAGGCAAACGCTGCTCAGGTTTCAACAATCAAGGAGACAGTCGAAGCTTTTAGCAAGAATGTCGATTTGAGAATTTCAGAATTAGCAGAAAAGCACACAGAACTCTCAACAGCAGTTGATTCAATTAAGTCTATCATGGACACAGTTGAAAAAAGAGTAGACGCAGTAGAATCAGACACTGCAATCAAGAAGTCCTCTGACCTTGGCGGGTCAACAGGAGTAACAATCAAAAAATCAAAATGGAACGGCACTTTCCTCGGTTCCGTTAGCGAATTAACAAAATAAGGGTATGGTGAAAACTAATGAGTAATGAACTATTAGCAAAAGCAGCTGAAGCAGGCACAACACTAACAGGTGGAATGACTGGCGCAGCAAACCCTACCGACGGAATTCACGTAGGTTCCGAGGGTAAGGGAGGCTTGCTCAATCCTGAGCAATCCGCAAGATTCCTAGATTACATGTTCGATGCAACAGTAATCGGTAAAGTAGCACGTACAGTTCGAATGAGAGCTGACACTACAGAGATTGATCGTATCGGAGTTGGCGAAAAGCTTATGAAGCTTGCCGCTGAAGCCGAGAACACTGGGGCAAATTCTGCCGTACAGTTCTCAAAGATCTCTCTCACAACAAAGAAACTTCGCCTAGATTGGGAACTTTCAACTGAGTCTCTAGAAGACAATATTGAAGGTGCAGATCTAGAAGATCATATTGCACGTCTTATGGCAACACAAGCTGGTAACGACCTTGAGGACGTAGTCCTTAACGGTAACACAGCTCTAACTGGAGATGCACTTTATAAGGCATTCGACGGTATTGTCAAGATTGCAAAGACAAATGGTCGTGTAGTAGCTGGAGCGGGCGCAGCAGTGTCTCGTGACATCTTCAACAAGGCACTAAAGGCTATGCCACGTAAGTACAAGCAACGTCGTCCAGACCTACGCTTCCTTGCAGGCTCAAACCTAATTCAAGACTACTTGTACTCAACATCACAGAACATCCAGAACGTTAACCCACAAGATATTGCTTCAAGCATTATCCGTGGAGACCAGGGTGGTCTAGGTGGTCCAGCAGGATATGTGGCACCATTCGCATTTGGTATTCCAATTGTTGAAGTTCCACTACTTAAGGAAACACAGACAGGTTCATATGCAACACCAACAGGAGAGCACGGAGACGTCCACTTGACATTCCCAAATAACGTTGTTATTGGTATCAAGCGTGATGTAACTGTTTACCGCTTCTTCTGGCCA